TTGCGACCAAAAACGTGCAGACCACGAATCACGTCAGAGAACGATTCAGTTGAACGAACCACTTCGGTCTTAGCAATATGCGAAGCAGTAGAGGTGGACGACATATGACCAGCAAGAATTACATTCTCAGAGGCGTCAGTTGCCACACCAGACAGAGTTACTTGGTCAGTACCTGCTGTCGAGTTAAGCGCAGTAGACTTGTAACAGCGGAAACCAGCAAGGGTGCCCGGAATAGCAAGTCCATTACGTAGTGGAGATGAAGCATCACCCGTTACCTGCACTTCGGCAATCTTGTTGCCAGCTTGGAACATCTTCTCGTAGAAGATTGGTGGAGCTACAAACCAGCGATTCTCTTCTGGCACAGACTGGTCGTCGAGTGTACGTGCCATCAGCAGCATCAGGTTGATGCCAGCATCGTCAGTTTCTACGTTGATTGGAGCGGATGCAGTGCCCAGCGCACTGTTCGTAGTGGTAAGACCACCTGACAGTGACGCATCATCAGCACCAGCAAGACCTGCGCCATCAGACATGGCTTGCAGGACGTTTGCATCGTATTTACGCTTCAAGGCAAATGCACCTGATGAGGTAGCAAGAGCTTCGAAGTTTACATGCGAATGCCGCTCTTCAATGTCGTCGATTTTGAATGCAAAAGCATTAGCATTATCGACAACCATTGTGATTTGGTCGTCAGCCAAGTCTTGAGCGTTTACAACGGAACCCCGTGTATACGATGAGACAGTGACTGTTGGTTCTTTAATGATACGAACCGTATCGCCAAAGTTTTCAATTTCGCCCGCGTAGTCGGTGTTAGTAATATCTTCTACAACCGAAGCACGACGGAAGAACTTGAGAACCTTTTGGCTAAAAATTTCCGGTGCAAAATTACCGGAAGGCAGGTTTGCGTAACCTGCAGCAGTACCAAATGCCATTGGTTCTTTCCTTCCTTATGAGGTTAGGTTAGTTGTTTAAGTCAATCCGTCCTTCTGCCCGTGCATCATCGAGTTCGGATTCTACCTTCTCGAATTCCCACGGCTTCAGGCCACGGATTTCAGAAGCTTTCCAAATCTTTTTGTTACCTGTTGCATCAGTGCGTACATCCCGCGAGGGAGTTTTTGTAACTGCGTCTGCTGCAGAGGGAGCCGATTTGGTTTTCTTCTTGGTTGTGCCGGTATCGGCTTTATAGAGGTCGATAACCCGTGCCGCCCATCTAGCATCTTTATTGTTATTGTAAATGCCGTCAGAGATTGATTGTGGCTGTTCTTCTAGCCACGCAAGAAACTTTTCGTCCGTCTTGATGTCATCAAAGTCTGGGTGGAGCCGTAGCAGTTCTTCAAAAGCTTTCTGCTTTTCTAGTTCCTGTTCCCGTTCCTTGATTGTACCAAGTTCTTCACGAAGTTTTGCAACCTGTGATTCCGTCTGTATAGACGAGACAGTCTGCACTACCTCAAAGACATCTGGATAACGCTCCTTAAACTCTTCGAGTTCCTCTTGCGTCCGGGGTGGAGTAACACCTCTAGGCATTTCTGCAGCCCGGTCAGTCATTGTCTTGCGAAGGGATTCTAACTCAGACTTAAACTCTCCGACCTTTTCGTCGTAGTGTCGTTTCAAGTCGTCGTATCGCTTCTTGTAATCGTGTTCAGGCTCTTTGGCCTGTACGAAACTGTTTTCTTCTTGCGGAGTGGCCTCTGCGGTGTCCGCTTCTTGTGTTTCTACAGTTTCTTCCGTTTCGTCGTCATCGTCTTTGTAGACATCTGCACGGTGTTTACCACGATATAACGAGTCATTGTTGATTGTTCCGAATGAATCGTTTGGTTTGTTGGCACGTACGCCTCTTACTCTTGCCATTTTATATACCTCTGGTTAGCGGGGCTACTTTGGCTTGTAGGTAGCCGCTCCGGTTGTGTCGGGGCCGTTGTTAACGGGTAGCCGACGAATCTTAATCTGGTGCCTTGTAGAACTCGTGTTCTCCAATAGTTTCTACCAGAATTAAATTCTTTCGCATCCACTGATTGGGAGCGTCTTTTTTTGTGTACCACATTACGTCTGAAGATACGGCGGGACTTCCCTCCATTTCTCCACTGAGTAGGTCTTCAGCAACTGCTGTTGCTCTAGCCAAACCCTTTTCGTAAGATTCTCTGTCATCTGTAAAGTTTTCTTTTAAACCTCTATTACGAGTAACATCCATTCCGACGTACTCATATGCGCCCTTGCTTAGACGTTTTAGGATAACATCCCGTGGGCTAGTTTGTTTTTTAAATTCTGGTCTGTTTGACGCAACCCTATGTAACACAGTATTTCCAACAGCGTACATTGCTCTTTCAGGGGCTACAGATGATTTTGTTTCTGCCATAATCATATGAGCCAACAACTGTGTGTCGCTCATGTTTTTGTACAGCTTTTCATTTCGCGTACGAGTGACAGGTTTCTTGTAGTGTTCTTCTAACTGCGATACAAATTCTGGAGGGGCTTGTAACTCTACGTCCGGTACATCCGCACCCACGTCAGGTCGTTCAACAAATCCCTGACGAGGCGGTTGCTCATTCCCGTAGGATTCAGGGGTAGGAGGCGGTATAGCTGCGGAGGGTTCTTGTGGAGCAGTTACTTGAGGGGTTGCCCGTTGCTGCCCAAAGCCTTGACTAAGAAACCCTCCAAGGGAGGCCCTCATTGTGCCCGGAGGAGCGTCTTGTCCGTTTTCCCGAATCCGCTCTTCAACTTCAGGCTTGCCGCGATTGTTAATTTTCTCTAGGCGGTCATACCCAATAATCTTGGCTAGGTACGGAGCAATCTTTACTTCGCCGCTAGAAAGAGCCACGTCTATTAGTTTAGCACCTTTTCCATCTTTGTCAACTGTTATTCCACGACGAATCGCTTCTTTGTGTGCAGTCACTAACATTTTGCGGATGTCATCACTACCTGCAAACTCCACGGCTGCAGCGTTGACTATGAATGTGCCCTCTGGTACGGCATCCTGCTGGTTGTCCGCAACCGACTCTGCTTCCGATACCTGTTCTGGTGGACGGTTGATAAACCCACTACCACCCTGTGCAACAGCACCGCCGGGTGCGTAACCTACGACGCCACCTAATGCGCGATAACCTCCGCTACCTCCGGGATTAGAGCCACCTCTACCCCCTCTATCTCTGTTGCTACCACTACCACCGGGGTCAGTGCCACCGCCGGTAGCCCCACTTTGAGTATCTCGACCACTGAAGCCGGGACTGCTACCACCACCTCCAAATGCCTCTCGCTCGTATGCAGCTTGCATTCCAAAGGGAGTGCTAAAGTCACGACTTTGAGGTATATTTGGATTTACACCTTGGTCCCCGCCCTCTCCCGGACCATCCCCAGAAACGAATTGATTTACAGGAGCAGTCGTTGGTTTACTTTCTGGTTTAACAACCGTCGCCGCTTTAATATCCGCAATCGCTTGGGAAAGAGTCTTGGTTCTTGAACGAGCTATACCCAACGCATTTTTAAACTGTGTGTGAGAAAGACCCACACTTGCTGCAGCCCGCACTGATGTAGCTTCTGTCGAAAACGTACCAGAAGAAAACCTTCGGGGGTCGTAGTACGTACCGTTTCCTCTAAAGAACCCGTCGAGGGGGTTATTAGAAACAAACACTCCTCCGTCCCCAACCACGTTACTCCGACTCTTCGTTGGTTCAAACATGTTGTAGCCGCGAGGGTCGTACCCCTTGCTTATAGCCTCAAGGGATTTAACTTGTTGGTGGCTAAGACCCTGCATGTTGCCTGAGTAGGTGCCGCTCCCATGTCCGCGAGTTATGCCCATGTTGCCCATTAGCATTTCGAAGCCGACATCGACGTCTTTGAAACTAAAGGGCGCGGTGCTATCAGGGTTATCACCGGCGGCTGCTATTAAAGAGTTCTTGAGTGCCCTATTTGCAGCCATGTCCTTAAATTGCAGAGTGTGAACCACGTCTGCTATGCCCCCCAACAAACCGTTGGGCATAAAGGAGGGTCTACCAAACGCATTTTCAATTGTTTTGCCACCGATAAACATACCCGCAGCTAGACCCGCTGGCCCTGCTGTAGCCATCAATCCTTTAGCTAAAGCAGCACTATCTTGAGGAGTTAACTCCCCATCAATCAATCTTTCAAAACGGGAGGGAGCTTCTTTTATACCCTCCCCAACTTTTTCAACAGAAGTTTTAGCCGTTTCGGCAGTGACCTGTCCTATCTTTATATCTTTAATACTTTTTTCAGGGTCAAGTAAGGGTTCTAGAATACCTTCTGTAAAACTAATCCTGTCATTTAATCCTGCACTTTTTAAATAGTCAGAATACGAGTTAAATTGTGAACTTTGTGGAGAAAAGCTAAGACCTGCTGCGGTTATAGCGTCTTCACTAAATGTAATCTTTCCTCCTTCAATAATATCTTTCGTTATCATACTCATCGGCTCCAATACTCTTGGAGTATCATCCCGGTCATCTTTTTCTGGGGACTGTCCCGGAGTTGCAAGTTCTGTTATATCTTCCGGAACCTCGACCTCAATACCACTTTCTTCCTCCAAAGTTGGCAACCCCAGAGCCGTCGTATAGTAATTCACATTCTGAGTCTGATAGGTGTCCCTATCCACAGTGCCCTGACCAGAAAACGAAAACAGGTTAGGTAATCCCGTGTTATCTTCTTCAGGAAATAATGAAAGTCTATCCGCCATTCTTAATTACTGCCTCGTGGTTATCCTTCAGTTTGAGGAGTGTTTCCAGTAAAGCCGCTTTCCCCTGCATTTGGCGCAGTTCCGACTCCGATTGTGCCGTTACCAGAGCCTTGAACGTCTGTTCCTTCAGGAGAAGGAGGTACTCCTCCAACCCCGCCCATATCTTGGGCTGGGCCAGCAGGGGGGCCACCAGCTTCGCCTGTTCCTTGTTGTACATTAGCCATCATTCCTTGTAGCATCTTGGCGTAGAGTTGAGCCTCGTTAGCATCGTTGACCAGACTATCCGGGTCGATGTCTTGTGAGATTGCCAACTCTCGCATCAGGTTTGGAATCTTGATAAACGGAGCTAACATGGGGTTAGCAACCGTCTGCAGTAGAGAAGTGAGTCGTTGTGTACGAACCTCTTTTTGCATAACTGCGGCTACACCGCGTGGCTTAATTTCAAGGTCGCCCTGTATGTCTTCGGCTTCTTGGTTGAATTGCATGTTCCACTGGAAGTAAGCTTCGCCCAGTGGCTTGAGCAACATGTCGTCAATATTCTTAATCACAGTTTTCATCGACAGGCCAGCAGACCCCATCAACATGGATAGTCCTGCAGCAGTTCGTCCTGTGCCTGACACTCCCGTCTGACCGTGAACAATCGACGGTATACCGGTCTCTTCATCAGCAAGCTGACGACTGACCTGATACATTTGAAGGTTTTCCCCAGCCGTGTTCGGGAACTTGAGGCCATTGATAGCCGTGCCCGTCACCCCAGACTGTCGCCGGAATATCTTTCCGGGGAAGATGTCCATGTTCTGTCCGGGAACCAGCGAGGCTTCGTCCACGTCGAACACAAGGTTGCCAGCAAGAGCTAAGTTGTCGATAGCCATACGAACGTGACCGTTCATCAGCTTCTGTGCGTCCTCCATGTTTTCTGCAACGCCAACACCCCATATCTGATACGGGTTGACTTCGTATGGAAACACTTGGAATGGTATGCGGGCAGGAGTAAACGGATTGAGAACGCAACGCAGAACCATAGTTCCACAGACCCACACGTTAACTTGCAACTCATCAAACTCAGACATCTTGTCCGCGCCCTCTAGTCCTGCCTCTTGTGCAAGTTTGGAGTCTAACACGCCCCAGTATTCTAGGACTTCGTAGCGGTTGCCCTGATAGAATGGCTCCGTCTCATCTTCACGAATAGTGTCCTCGTAGTATTTGTCCTCGTAGTTCGGCCCCTTGGCAAGACACTCTTCGATAGCTTCTGCATTGAAGTGTGGTCGTTTGATTAGGGAACGCAGTTGTTGGCGATTCATGCGGTGACGTTGGATTACGTACTCGCAGTCATCTATGTTGGTGGCAGAGGGGTCTGGGTGAAAGTCCCAGATGGATACCATCTCAATGCGTGGAACGCTTTTTTCTTCAGGAGAGTAGACTCGCTCCCCATTGTCGTCACGCTCCCACTTGTGTATGCGTTTGAAGAAGTTGAACGGACCCTTGACGATGCCCGTGCCTAACAGACACGACTCAAACACTGAATTACGCAACACGTTGACCGCATTCGTATCCAGCAACTGGTCGTGAATCATTTTCTCCATGTTCAAGGCGGCAATCTTGGCAGGTTCAATCTGGGGTTCGCCCATCTTGGCCCGACCCTCTGTGATGGGTAACTTGCCGTATTCGCCTTCTAAGCCCCCTAGAAACGCCTTTGGCTCTTCTGCTTGTAGTGCCCCCGGCGAAAGCTCCCGCCCGTCTCCAGCGAAGCCGTAGGGGTCTTGCTGGTCGATTTGGTCGAGGGGGGTCTCCATATGTGCAAACTCCGCAATACCTTCCGGCACGGGAGTTGATTCTACGACAAGGGGAAACTTTTTGTTGGCAAACAGAATGTCCACAATCTGACCGAAGGCGGCAAGCACCTTGGTCTTGGTGATGCGAATGAACACCTGTGACCGTTCAGAGTCACGGTATTGGGTTGTTGAATCGTAGATGCCACGAAAGTTTTTGTAGGCTTGAAGCCACTTTTGTTCGTGAGAGAAGCGTCCGTTCTCTGCATCGTCAAACTTGCCTTTTACGTATGCGGCAAGTCCCGGCATCTGTTCTTCTGGATTCACCAAACCAACGGCGGTATCGTCTGCCGGTTGGAGAAAATTATCTTCAGACATGTAACGTCCTAGCTAAAGTAGTTTCTGTCGTCAGCCATTGTGTTAAATGAAGCTTCTACAGTAGGCTTTGTTTGCTTCTTTGGCATGTCTTCAGTCAACACACCTGTTTTTGCGCGGGTGTCAAATTCGAGACCTCCACGATGTAGTTTTGATGCTCCCTCGTCCATATCAACGCTTACCTTATCTGCGTTCATAATATACGATGCACCAAAGTTGTAGTTACCTAACGGCATTTCTGCCTCCTTTTAATTTTGTGGTTGTGCTACGAAGCCTTGGTTAGCAACGGGGGCGGCTTCAGGTTCCCGGTTGCGTTGCACAAACCCAGCATCTTCAGTTGCGATACGGGCCATTTGTTCTGTGGAATTTTCTTCCTCGACCTCACGGGCGGGGATGAAGTCTTGTCCCGCGTAGGGTCCGGGGTCTACTCCTTGGGCTTCTGTGTCCCGTGACAAAGCTAGCATTTCTTCTTCAGTTGTCGGCGTGTTTTGATATGAAGTATCAACAGCGGCTGTAGCTGCCATCGCCAATGCTGCAGGGGCTTTAGCAGCAAGCAGGGCTGCTTCCACGGCGGTATCTCGTGCAAGTGCTGCTCCTGCACCCTCTGGGTCACGAACCGCTTCGTAAATGGCCGCTCCACCTATGGCTGTTCCAACAGATGTTAAAGTACCCTTGAAAAAATTCTTGAGAGCAGTTGCCATTCCCTCTTTGTTAAAACCCTCTTTAGTCAGTTTGTCTTGAACTTCAGGGTTTGCAACAAAATCGTCAGCGTCTTTGGGGGTAGCTTTTTGAGGCTCTGGAGTTTCGGCTAATTCAGTTTCAGCTTTTCTTAAATCAATTTGAGCTTGAGTTTTTTTGGTTTCCATCTCAGTCTTAGCAATATCCTGAAATGTCGAAGCTGCTTCAGAATCAGTGCGTATAGGCAGAGGAGCAATATTATCATTTGAAAATGTAACGCCCTCTGATAGTTGTAAAGCCCTGTCTTGCATAAAAGGAGGTAAGTTATTAACCGCCTGTGATGTAATCGCATAACGAGTCGTAAATGGAGATAACTGTTCAATTCCAACTTCTGTTAAAAATTGACCGTGTGTTCTAACTCGTTGTCCATCCTGTACCACCGCATTTCCATCAGACATCAACACCCAAGTTTGAAATGACGCCGCATTAGCTTGTTCTATTCTTCCAGCTTCATTGAGAATCGCTTGGTACTTCTGAGTATTTCCTTCTTGGGGTCTCCAAGTCAAAGCACGACGAACAGTGCTTGTTTCATTGTACCCTTGGGCACTGAGGTGTGTTTCCATCATGCGTCGAAAATCGTAGGCACTAAATTTTTCTTTTACATACTGTCCAGAACCCTCAGAGTAGTATTCTATTTCAGGAATATTTGCAGATGCAAGTTCATCATTAATTATTTTATCTAGTTTAGAAGCGGATGTTTGGAACACTAGACCATTTGTTCTACTGCCTATATGTTGTTGAACAACATCCCGTTGTGCAGAGGGAAAATAAGCTATCGGAACAGACTTTTTACCTGCCCCTTCTACATTATCTTTTGAATCTGTTTTGAGGTCTAGACCTTTTACAATGCCCGTTTCAAAATTAATATTTTCTACTTTGAGACCTTTAAAATCTGATGGACGATACCCTCCTTGCATCATCAAGAGCATCCTAATTCCCGCCTCTTTTCGCACAGGGTCTTCGCTCGTGAGCAGCCCTGTAACCGTATTTTTTACCTCTGTATATACTTCTGGAGGGTAGGCTAAAGGTATTTTACGGTCAATTGCAGTAGAAAAACCTCCCTTTAAGTAGGCAGCTTCTCCTACTGCTTCTTTCATCATAGCCCGGAATGGGTTTGCACCACGAGGAAGCGTTACACCAACCTCTCCTAAAATACTTGTAAAGTCTCCTATAATTTCATTAGAGCGTGTATCTTTACCGTGAGCTATGATTGCTTTAATAAACGCATCACGTTTTGGGCCGCTTTCTTTTATTTCTCCCAATGTAATATCTTCAAAACCAAGGTCTTTAATAAACTTAACCCTGTTTTGAATAGCAGAAGATGGCAACCCCAGTCTGTTAGTCTGTACATCAACTAACGTGGCTGCACTGAGAGCTTCACCTCGCGTTGCTCCCCCCTCTGTTATTTGAGAGATAAACTCTTCTTTTAACTCTATAGGTTTTCTAGCGGCCATCTAGTATCCAAACGTCTGGTCCATAGGCTGAAAGGCTTGGTTCTTTATGCCTTGCAGTTGTTTGTGTATTGAGGTATACGAACTGGTTCGCGTCATAACCATATAGCGCAACGCATCATAGGCATGGTCCTCTGCTCGTGTGTCTACATCTTCACTGTTTGTTTTGGAGAGGGGTATGCCTGATAGCTGTGCGATTATATGCTTACACTGCGAAAAAATCCGGAGACGTGGTTCGTTAGAGTAGGGGTCGTCAGCAAGCCGCCTGTGTATTTCCATTTTTCCTTGAAGACGGTTGCGGTCTGAGGGAGTCCACCTAACACCGGCCCGCATCATAGTTTCTGCAATGGACGGGCCGAATCCGGTTTTGTTCCAGCATGAGGAGTCTAGGACTGTGTAGTGTGGTAACGGGTCCAACTCCTCACATTCTAATATTTTATCAGCTAATTGCTCTGCTGTCAAGTGCTTTACATAAAGCTCCCGATAAATCCAGATATTATTATCCCAGTCAATAGCCCCCCACAAAACGCACGACGGACTCGAATAGCCGTAGTCTGCCGCTCGTATACGGGGCCAGTTGGTTGGAAGTTCAAAATGTTCGACCACATGGCGCACTCTCGAAAACTCTGGGAAGGCGGCTCCCTCCGCTACATCCCAATCCCCTTCTAACAGTCGTCTACGCTCGACATCTGGGAGTGACCGAAGCATGGCCTCGTACTGGCCGTCTGCCATCAGGAAGGGGTTGTCAGTCAGCCGTGCGGGGACAAACTTGCGGTAGAACAGCGGCTGACCTGCTTTCTTGTGACCATCCGGCCATACAAGAGTTTTTCCTGTTTCTAAATCTTTGGCACCAAAAGCGATATTAGGTTCATTTGCGTCGATGTACATCTTCTTGACCCACCAACCACCCACTCCTCCGGGGTTGGCTGTGCAGCGCATACACAGGTGTTGCTGGAGTTCAGGGTCAGTAGAACGAAGACGAGAACGCAGGTAATCCCAAACATAGCTGGACGGGTACTGTGTAATTTCATCTACGCCAATCCAGTTGAATGCCTGTCCTTGGAAACGAGTGACATCCTTGTCCCTGTCCAAGTATGTGAACCAGAGTGTTGCCCCAGAGGGAAACACCCACGTTGATTTTGCTTCGCGCCATATTGCACCGGGGAAAGCTTTGGGGTATAGTTGCTTGGCCTTGTCAATAAGTTCGGTCAGTTCGTCGAGGGTGCGACGTAGAAGAAGACCACGATGGTTGGGATTATGGCAATAGCGCAGTGGGTCAGCAAGTAGTGCAAAACTTTTTCCTCCACCTGCAGCACCGCCATAAAGAACATCTTGTTCAGGAGCAGACAGGAAGTCCTCTTGAGGTCCGGGGTTAGGGCGGAAGATAACAGGGGAGCCGTCAACCAGTTCCTCCACCGCGCCGGGCAGGTCGGTCAGGTCACCTTGGTCAACAACCCGCGTCTTTTCCCCGCGCAGTGCATCCTCAATCTTCTTTGCGGATGTCTTGAGCTTCTTGACCTTCTTGCGCTTGGCTTGTACCTTGTTCTCCTGCTTTGCAGCCGACTTGGTTGCGTTGCGGAGTTTGGCCTGTACAGAACGTCGTGCCCGCTCACGGGCCGAAATCTTGTATTCGGCTTTCGGCTGATTCGGGTCTTTCTTGGGGCGTCCCCGTCCACGGGGCTTGTCCAGTGTCGCCGGGTCGGGGGGGACAAGGACACGTTTGCGGGGCTTACCCATAGGTTACTTCTTTTCTGCGCTGCTTTGTGCGGAACGTCCACGATGAACCTTACCGCCCTGTGCGTATGCTGGTGTAGAACTAAACATAGAAATAAACGCTCCTACTGCGGGAAGCGCACGTAAGCCCAAAGCCTTTAGTAAAAAAAGAGGGGTCTTTGGCTTGTTGCCTTTGATAATATCATTTTGTTCTTTGATTAGTTGTGTTCTAATCTTTCTATCGTCGGCACTCAGGTCTTTTGGGTTTAAGTCCCTGAGTCTTTCTTTAGCCATTTCTGCAGCTTGTGTCTTTGCAGCACTAACTCTAGCTTGGGATGCGGCACTTCTCTTTTGACGACGTTCTTCTCTACTCTTTTGTATCTGCTTTTGACGTTTACGAGAGGCTCTTCCCTCTGATTCAGCCGCGTATAGACCAGCGGCTCCTATACCAGCTAGTGATGCTCCTACTCCAAGTGCTTCCGCTTTGTCTTTATCCATCTATCACGACCTCTTTCTTTGGGGGTAGCAGAACAACACCATGAACTGCCGCTACATTATGGTTTATGGTTTCTTGTTTACCCAATCCCACGCGATTGAGGATTGCTTCGGCTGCCTTCATGCGAAGTTCGTCCCCACGTTCGACTTGTGGGGTGTTTACGATGTCAACCAGCCGGTTCGCGGCCTTGAGGGACTGCCCAGCCAGCATTGTGCGGGTGCGTTCCACGATTTCGTCGGCCAGACGCTCTCGTAGCCACTTTACGGAGCCTTCAGAGTAGCCAGCAACCTGTGCTGCAGCCCGTACATCTCCCCCATTGTCAAACAGGGTGTCCAAAAAGGTCTCCTGTTTGTCTGTCAGGGCGGGTTTGCGAGTATTTGTCTGGGGTAAGAGGTTCATTCTAGGTTTGTTCTCCCATATCGTGGTCACATCGAGTGCCTATCGGAGCCATGTGGGGAAGTATCAAACGAGTATCAGATATCATCTCTTCGATTCGGACGTGACACGCCTCTTCTGTGAGGTACGGACCCCTGTCGTCGGTTGCTTCTACGCAATCCCCAGTAACATACACAGAACAAAACAGCACCATAGCCGTAAACATTGCTTTTCTCCCTTTGTCAACACTTATTTTAGTGAAAATATAGGGGGTTGTCAATAAAAAATCTATAGTGGTGCATATTTTTGTTGACAAACACGAATCTCAACAGTACAATGGGCATAAGCCCGCCGGGGTAAACCCCATATACACCCGTCCCACACTATATAACCCCAAGGGGTTCGCGTCGGTGACCCGACGGGTTGCAAACATACCCGTATGGCTAACCCTCAAATACAAAAATTATGTCGGGATTGCATAGCAAATGCCGGGGGAGGGGGGTGGCCCTTGCGTACGCAGGCGCACGAGGGAATATATATAGTTTTTTGCCTTGTCTACCTGCGGCAGACAGCAAAAGGTCAGCAACAAGCCCCCCACACACACCCACACACACACACGGACACACACACATGCACCCGCGCACACGCCCGCGTCACTAGTTTGTCATGAGTTTAAAAATACCGATTAGTTCATAGGCCGGTGTCACGTTCAAAAAGCACAGCATTCCCACACAAACCCAGCCCGCATATATTCCAATCATTACAACGCCCCTCCGGATATATTAAGCTCTTCCCATAAAAAGACCCCCGCTGAATAAACAACGGGGGCAAGGTAAGGGAGAATGCTGGGATATTAGCCCCTCACCAGCAGGGTAACTGGCTATTTGTTTTTGGGATGTTTTGGGTGCGAATACGAGAAGTCAGCAATCTTTTTGACAGTTTGCTTTTCATCCAGATAAACGTTCACTTGAATATCGTTACCATACTGGTCAGTGCCCAACACTTTCATCACTTTGAATTTCTCGTGGGTAGTGGTCACGATTTTAACGTGTGGAGTATAGTGCTTAGTGCCTTGTGACTTCTTCGCGTGAATATTGAGTTCCATAATTTTCTCACTTCCTTTGGTTGTTGAGGCGGGCAATTTCACCC